ATCAATAATAGGCTGATACCTATAATTCGCACACATTGCAGTAATAACCCGCTCTACTGCATCATCCGCAATCTCTACACAAAAAGTTGCCATAATTAACTCCTTAATTTTTATTACATATTTTTATCCTATGATAGGAAGAAATACATCCACCTAAAAAGAAAGCCAGTGGCAGCATCTGCCACCACCGGCTCTATAAATTTTTACATAGCAGTTGATCTTAGAACGCGCCCAAGAGGACTCTTCTAGTATCCAACGCCGCAAAGCCATGCTCGGCCCAGCCGTACATACCAGCACGTCGTTGACGGTGAAGAGCCTCATCTTCAAAGACCTGAACCGGAGCGCGAACGGGCATCACAAAGCTGTCATTATTTCTCAAGTCCAGACCAACCAAAATCTCATTCTTGCCAGCAGGCATTGTGCCGCTAAGATCGACAGTATAGAAGTTCTGGTATTCTTGACCTTCACCAAGCTCATCGAGAGTGTGAAGATTAACTTGGAAAATTCGCACCAGCAAACCACCTTCTTTGGTAATCAGATCACGACGAGTAAACTCATCAACCTCATCCACACCCCAGTTACGAATGTCTTCATGACCTTCGGGACTAAGATAGAGGTCAGTCAACTCACCACGATTAATCGAAGTGGAGTTACCGCCACCGTTACGTCGCATCACGACTTTCAGCAAAGAAACAAGTCTTTTGCTAAACATTCCGCTTGAAGCGTCACCATCATAAATCAAGATATTACGATCAGCACCAGCTGATAGCAACGTATGCCATCCATCATCATTCATCTTCTTGACAAACTGACCCTGGAGGACATCCATCGCACGACCCACAACATCCCATCTTGCATCGCGCGCGTACTTAAGAAGCCAGTCAATGGAAGCTCCAACATCATAAGTAGGAACCATGACGTAGTCGCCTTCAACGTGTCGCTCTGGGATACGACCATGATTAGGAATTGTAAACGCCACGAATTCCTTCTCCGTTCCGGGAGCGAGGAAATCAAGGGGGAACTCAGCAGTAGCACCAGGCTGCAAATTGATGGCTTCAAAAATACCATCAAGAATGTTGCCGCTCATAACGCCTTTGCGGAGAGGAAGCTCTAACGCCTTGGCCAACTCAGCAGTTGCGGCAAGAGACTCTTCTCTTTTTAAAGAACCGGCTCTCGACAAGAGTTGGTTCATCTCAGGGGTAGGTTCAAAAAACTTTTTGCTCATTCTAGTATCTCCTAATATATTATTTGTTTGTTATACAATATTAATTTGGATCTTAGCGTAACCGTCAGCGTCTTTCTTAGACAACCAACGACCCACCTGATCGCTGTGGCTACTAGCCGTAGCCGAACAGAATGAACCGCCCGGAACAAAGTGAGCAGCCTCACCCAGCGTAATAGCACCCGAAATCTGATCGGTAACAACAAATCCAGCACGAAGCAACAGAACCTTACCACCCTTTTGCATCTCATCTTGATCATAATTAATATGTTGTCGAGTAAGATCCAAGTTCACCATATCGTTCAATAGAAGGCCCACAGGCTCGTCAGAAAGAGCGGAAGCAACTTTGACAGCCGCTGCTGACTGGTCCATCGCCGCTCCAGAACCTTGGGTACTGGCCACGCACATAAGGCCACGCTCAGCCACTTCATCCATGAAAAAGCTAAGATCAGTTAAATGCTCATTTCTAGTCGGTCTCAATGCCATTTTTTTATCTCCTGACTATTTATTTGTTTAAAATATGATCAGTAACCCAATCTTGAAGACCAGCGCGTACTGCGTCAATCTCTTCTGATTGCGTCTCTTCAGTATCAGCCTCAACAGACAAGTCAACCGACTCTTCTGCTTCTGCAGTCTCTAACACTTCTTCTTCAGAGGCAACGGCCTCTTCTTCAGCCTCCTCTTCAGTTTGCGCCTCGGTCTCTTCCTCCTGCGACTCTGCTTCAACCTCTACAGGTTTAACAGAAGCAAAGGTATCAACCATCATGGCAAATTGATCATCAGTCAAAGAATCAAAAATCTCCATTTTCGCTTCAGCATCTTCTTGAGTAAGACCAGCGCCAACCAAAGCTGCCACTCGCTTCTCAATTTTCTGCCGATGCTCAATCTCTTGAAGTTCAGATTGCACTTTTTCAAGAGCCTCTGTGGCTTCAGTCAATTGGGTTTGAAGACTGTCCATCTCTTCGCTTTTAGAAGCAGAAGCCTCTTGGCTCTCCTTAAGATCTATGGCCAGAGCTTGCACATTATCTGTCAGCTCTTTAATTTGCGTATCATATTTCTCAAGATTAGCTTTTGAAAGCTTGTCAGTCAGCTCTTTATTATCTGCCTTAACGGCAGAGAGAGCTTCCTTTAGCTCTTTGACTTGATCGTTTAAAAGATCATTACTCATAGTATTACTCTCCTTCAAAACAATAGATTGATTTTGCTTTTCTACTGAAATAGATACACCATTAGAAGTAGAAAACAAGTTTTTAGACGAAATTGAAACATTGTTAAACTCAGTAAGTTGATTTTTATCAAAAATAATACTGTCGGGATTAGCAGGCTTATTGACAAATCCCTTACCACTAAATATAATATTTCTCAACAGTCTACCTATTTTATGATCCTCATACCCTCCCTTTCCTCCATAGGCCCTCAGATGCTTTGTAAGAAATGCAGTCTCTTCGTTGCGAGCCAGAATGTGACGCTGACCATCTGGGTCTACTACAGCATAATCAAATCCATTAAAAAGACACTCCATAGATACAAATTTATTACCGGCTTCAATTTCCTTAATTAAATTCTCAGCTCTGCTTTTATAAGCTGGATCTTGCCACTGTCTATAAATAACAGAAGCTACTAATATATGATAGTAATCCGGTAAGCTTTCTGAATTGATATTTTTGTCAATAACTTTCATTTCTTTATCAACTGACCAATTATCGACAATACCCCCGACGATTTGGCGTTCGTCGTGCTCTAGGTTAGCAGGTTTATACTTAGGTGTATTTTGAGCAGCCCAGACCTCTCCTTTATCAAATACATCATCATTTTTATTCCAGGAGGTTGTAACTAAAATAGAATAAACATGATAAATATCTTTGTCATCCATAGCCGCTGTTGATATAGATAGATTATCAAAAGCTTTAGTTAGATCTTGTTTTTCATCTAACAGGATAGGAGACTCATAAGCAATAGAAGATTGGGTCTTAATTTGATGTTCCAAACCTGCCTCTTTTTCAGCATCAAATACTAGCATCTGCATCTCCGTTACCTAGTTTTATAATCGGCATAAAAAGAAGCTCGAATGCCTCGAATCTCTTCTATACTCAATTTTCTTTGAATATTTTCAGAAGCGGAATCTATCCACTCCCTACATTCTCTATGTACACCATCTGACAACTTTTCGTCTAATCCTGACAAAACATTTTCATCAGCAAGGTCTTGGAGACACTCTAGGTTACACAAAACCTCAAATTTCATATCTTCTGTTTGCTCAAATTCCTTGGCCGTCAAGCTTCTCATATTCTTTTTATTAAAATGACTAAGTAATCCAGGATTAAGTACTTTAGCTATTTTAGCCTGCGCATCCTTGGCCCAAAGCTCAATAGCAGCTTTATTTCTAGGTTTAAAAGTTCTCGGTTTTCTGCCATTTTGGTCCCGAGTATTTGGTGGTCGTCCCGGAGTCCCTGGCGCTTGTGGAGTCTGTGCCTTCGGAGCCCTCTTTCTAGCCTGTTTATTTCTCATCTCTAAAGCAGATTGATCCCCATTCTTCTCCTGTAACTCAACTCCGACTTGAGTAGGAGACACCACCCCCGTCTGCAAAGCAATCTTCTCAAGTCCATATTGTTTGTCTACAGAATGATAAGGACTAATTTTTTCCATATCTTTGGCTACTCTACGTTTTTCCTCTTCCGCCACTCGTCGCCTTTCCATTTCCGGCTTAGCTTTAATATGACGTTGTACAAACTCGTCACTTAGGATATTTCGATCAGCCATACCCACAAGTAAGTTAATCATAGCAGCTGGATCATCCAAATACATATAATCAAACTCAACCTGAGCAGGAAACCTAAATCCCATAGATTTTTTAACAATATTTAATTGTTCGTTCCAAAACTCTAAAACAATACCTCTAATGTAATTTAGTCGTTCCGTTAAAGTTTTTAAAGAAATAAAGTTATTAGTAGTTCCCGAAGCCCCAAAGGTTCCGGTAAGCGTTGGGGGAATACCCAAGCAAGCATAAATAGCCATAAGGGTAGGACGATACTTCTCTTCCCCTAAGAATCTCTGTACATCAGTTCCTGTTTCAATAAGTTCAATGTCAGGACCCCAAACCATATCTATAGTTCCACCACCAACATTAGATCCTAGAATCTCTTGAAGGGTCGAAGATGCGGTAGGAGTAGGAGCAAGCTTATGCTCCAAGCTGCCCAGCTTCCATACTCTAATTTTAGAAATAGCTCCGTCTAAAGCAGCTTTATCAGCCAACTTCAATCTATCATACAATATAAGATCATTAAAACAAGAAAAGGTCATAGGGTCGGCCCATTCTTGCCAATCATCTTTTTTATAATGATATACAAACGTTTTATCTGGAGGTAGAAGCACTTTTTTACTTCCTATAGCAGCATCCAAAATTTCGTCAGGAAGTTCTGCTACAATACTTCTTTCAACACTGTCTTGGCTATTTTGTAGTTGTCTAATATGCTGAGCCAAGCGACGGGGTAAAATAATTGCATACTGTCTCTTCTTACCACTGAGAGTAGCGACAGGACCCCCCACCACTTCCACTGTGAGAGGATCAAGAAAATTATACTGCCAGGGAATTTCTCCTTTTTGAAAATCATCTGTTTTAAGAACAGCGTTCATATCAGGAGATGCTAATGACTGTTGCATCTGTAGTCTTTTGGCCTTATTGACCTTAGCAGTCTTCATACGTATAGGTACATTTGCTTCTCGAAGAAGCAGGTTGCAAAGTCTCTCAGAAACTTCTTTTCCTTTAACACGAGCAAACCAGTCGTTATAAAACTTTTCCACACGATGATTCTGATGAACTAAACGAACGCCTTGGCAAGCGAAATCTCCCATAAGATCTATAGCATTTCTAATTAGACCTATTCTACGATAGGCTAAACGAGCAAAAGCAATAATCTCCTTGGGACTATCAGGAACTGCTTGATCTGGTCGAAACCAATTGAAATCAGCCTCCCTCAGTCCCGGACGACCGCTAAGATAGCCAGTCATATCCTTAAAATTTCTGCTCCTAGATGAAAATGTAGCAGTAGCAGATTCTTGAATAGATTGAGTATACGCAGCAAGGGCCGTAGTCCTTTCTGCTTCATTTTCCCAACTTATATAAGCTGCTTCATCCCCAGAAGTATGTCGTCCTTTTGGATATTTTGCTTTAGCCACTCTTCTAACCTTTATACATGAGAATTATAATGCCTATTATACAGTACACCAATACATATTAATTTCTACGAATAGCAAAGCATGTATTTTTATTCAAATTCTCTGCCCATTCTTGCCCAAAATACATTTGACCTGGGGGTAACGCCTTCCCTGCAGCTCCCGGAACAATTACTTTCCCAATAGTTCCATACACAGGAGGAGGAAGCTCTCTATGTATAGAGCGAGCGATCATATTAGCAATCACAATAGCGCTGTACCTATCTTTTCTCATACGCCCTTTTCTTCCTGTTTTAATCTTAATTTCAGGGGTGTCAAATTTTTCTCTTCCCCCAGCTGTTACTGACATCACTACGGTGACTAACTCATTTTTTAGTTCTTCTATTTCCATAACACAGTCTTCCAAAGTATCGTACAACCTAAGAGAATATGAGTCTCCCACCTTGTCCTTTAATTGGCTGAAAGCTATTTTGTCCTTTTCGGTCATGAGGCTTAAAGTTAGAGTATCAAATCTCGGAAATAAAAGCACCTTGTCCTCCATGTCCTTTCTCATTCCATGATTGGCCTGAGAGGTCCACTCAGCCTTGGCAAAGTTAATTAGTTCTAATATATGGTCTCCGGCAATATGATCCGTATCTTTCTCTTTATCCTCTATAATAGGCAAAATAGGTCTTTCTCCGGGCTGTAGCTTATCTATATCTCTTAGAGCTTCCGCTATCGTATATCCCCCACCTTGCGAATCTATTCCAATTCTTACACATGGAAAAGCTTTTTGAAGGTCTCTAATTTTTCTAGCACAGAAACTGTAATAATCATGAGCATTAGTTAATCCAATAGTTTTTCTACTTTGAAAATCTTTTTTATTAGTTGTCCAGGAATATACCACCCTCTGGTGCTCAGGATGAACCTCTAGTACTATAATAGCAAAGTTGTCTTGTTCAGAAGCTGGATCAATGCCAAAAATGTATTGTGAATCATGCGACCCTCGGGTCACAGCATCAAAGGGCGTTGAACACCAATAGGGCCATCCACTTTTCTCACAATTTCTATCATGTGCCACACATGATTCAATTAAGCTCCGTTTGAAAAAGCCCTGACTGTCCGATGTAAAACAAGCCCCATATTCCATTTGGTAAATGCCATTATGCATAGTAGCCCTGGCTCGTGCCACCTGTTGATCATCCATGAAACCTTCAGGAATAAGTTCGTAAGGAATTCTTATAACAGAAAAGGTTTTCCAATTTAATCTCTTCATATATTCTGGAACATCACCCGTCTCGTCTCCAGACTCCTCGGCCGCCCTTCGGAAATCTCCATGAGTTTTTATAGTTGATTTATATTTCTTCCAGTAAGATGCAAAGTGTTCAAAATCATATCCACAAGTTCCTGCAACGATAGACTGGTTCCGATGCTTATCTTGATAGCTTGATTCTAGCTCCTCGTTCCAATCTCCTTCCTCTTGCATCTTTTTTCTCTTGGCGGCTTCTTTAACATTCCCCGTAGGGTCGCTAGAGACAGCCGTAAAGCCAGCTACAACCGTTTCATATATATCTACAGGAATACTGTTAAATTCATCAGCAATAATAGTATGGGCACGCAAACCTCTAATCTTACTACCATCTCCAAGAGGGACTGCCATAGCCCAGCTTTCATTAATCCTCATGGTGCATCTATCTACGTCACGACGAGGGCCGCTATTATCAGAGCATATACTACGCAATAGAGATGCATTTTTCCATATGGTATCCATATACTCAAAAATAACCTTAGATTGTCGAAAGGCAGCTCCCACAATAACAATCTTAGTCCCAGGCATCAAAGTGCATCTAAGCATTCCATATACAGCTAAAAGAAAAGATTTGCCAAAACCACGACTAGCAATATACATAGGAAAAGCTTTAGTCCATAACTCTCGTAGAATTACCACCTGCTCGGGTAATAGTTCTACATTTAATAATTTCTTAACTGTCCATTGAAAATATTTAGGATCTCGCATGAGTTGTAAAATATAAAGATGAAAATTATTTTTCTGATCATCTGTAAGGCCCGTCAAAGGATTTTTGATATCTTTAATATCTTCTTCTGTGACGTTAAGCCAAGCATGTTCATAAGATTCAACATCATACATGGTATTCATTAACCTTCTTCAAAATACGTAAAGCCATTTTCTCAGCTGTTATTTTATCACCGCAAGCTATAACATGAATACCTTTTTCTATTTGCATGCTAAATAAAACACTTAAGATG